GCCAAGCGTAAGCCACAGTATTTCGGTGGGCTTGGCAGAGGTAATGGAGGTGAGCATGAATAGGTTTATCATTGACAGAGAACCAGAGGCTATTGCCCAGCAACTATGTGACCAGCACATATGCAAGATGGTATTGGAAGAAGCGCAGATGCTAAATACCGCTGTGCGTATCCATGCGCCTGAGTTTGCAGAGGAAGCTGGCCTATACAAGATAGCTTACGAGAATCACCCATGTACTATATGGGCTAGAGAAAACAGCATGAATTATATGTTTGGTGTACGTCTTATGAAAGCTATGAATGATGAATATGTGTGGCGTTACCCGCAACGCAAAGAAAATGGTAAGTGGGTTACTAACACAGGCCACAAGTCTATGCGTCATTTTGATGCACTCGTTGATGCGGTAGAGTATATGCCTAATGTATCTAACTTTATGACACCACACCCACAATGCTTCAGTGGACACGATGACTGCAAGACAGATGAGGATTGGCCTATCGTAGCCTATCGTGCCTTCTACAAGGTTGACAAGTCTAGCTTTGCTAGGTATAACAAAGGAAGGAATAAACCCGAATGGATGACAACAACAAAAATATAATGGACATACTTGACAAAGCATATTGGGACAGTGTATTAAAGCTGCGTAATGATATGTTAAACGCTTACAAAAAGGAGATAGAAAATGCCAAAAAAACTAGAGAATATGACGCAAGATGAACGCATAGAGTATTGGGCAGCACAGCGTGAGAAGGAAACTGCTGACAGATGGAAGCGAATGAACCAGCTAACTTACGCACAGCGTAGTTCTATATTGGATGTACACAAGTGGCTTGATGAAGTGCTTGACACTGCCTTACACTCTTGCATGGGTGGCATCAAAGCTGTTACTGTCTATGACCTGCAGGAATTGTCTGATGCAAAGGACAGGCTACGCAATGAATTTAACTTAGATGTCAACGAACAGGGTTGACATTTGCTAGAATATAATATATAACACAGTATCAATTAACGATAGGAGAATTATTATGCTAGAATATATCCCAGAACACCTCGACTTTGATGTTGAGTTTGAACCGACTAAAGTTGATGACAAGAAGTACGTTATCAATAGTAATACAGGTGACTACATTGGTATCGTAGGCAATGGCTTTACGTGTGCGAATCATGGTGACTTCTTCCGCAATGTCATGGACACGACTACTGAAACACTGTCTGAACATGACATGGAAGGTGCGCAGATAAATTGGCGTAGCGCACATAAAGATGGCTGGGCTATGATGGACATGACGCTGCCCAACGTAACTGCCAAGATTGCTACTGACAAGCATGAGACTACGTTGATGAAGCGTATTATTGCTTTGCATGGTGTCAACGGCACGTGTTCTAACACCACTATCTTTGGTGCTATCGACTTCTTCTGTCTCAATGGGCAGATCACAGGCGATCATAACAAAGTTATGCGTAAGAACACCAGTAACTTTAGCCTCGACAGGTTCATCACTGAATTGCACAAGTCACAACAGGATTTTACTGCACAGGCAGAACAGATGCAACGCTGGGCTAACACTAGCCTCATGCACGTAGATGTCAAGGCTATGCTTGAAGGTATAATGAAGTCAGATCGTAAGTCAGAGAAGATGTATGGCTTATATAATCAGGAAGTGGCTGTACGTGGACGTAATCTGTGGGCATTGTACTCTGCCTTTACTAACTATGCAACGTATGCAGATGAACGTAATGGCTTTGCTCTACGCAATACTGGTAGTGATACACAGTCTAAGTCTCTGTTCATGCGTGAAGTTGAGGTAGCTAACTGGATCAAGTCACCACAGTTCATGGCTGTTGCAGCATGAAGTTACGTGAGGTAACTAAGTCAGGTGGGGCATTCTTTACCCCCACCACTGACGATGCAAGAACACCAATAAACTTACGTGTAGGTTATTGGAAGCCTAGTAAAAAGCAAACGAAAAGGAACAAAAAGAAATGAAACTTAAACAGGTAGCTAAAGAATACTATTCTTCCCATGATTACAAGAACTTACGGGATGAAACTAAAGCACATTATTTGTATTGCTTGACTAATTCATTGGCTACTTCTGTGGATAATGTAGTCATTGGCGAGGTGGATGTCACTAAGATGTCCACCAAGCAAGCTAAGTTATCCTATGACCTATGGTGTGATCGTGGTATCTCGACTGCGAATCACATCATGGCTGTCACTAGAATACTATTTAACTACGCTGTAAGAATGGAACACTGTAACATTAATCCATTCGCTACAGTACGTAGAAGAGCCACACAGCCGCGTAAGGTTGTATGGACGAAGGGGGATGTCAAGAAACTGCTAGACGCTGCGTACAGCGATTTTAGCACCCGTAACATAGGTTTGATTGCTCACATGGCATACGAATGGTGTCAGCGAGTAGGTGACATGAGACTGCTAACGTGGGATATGTTAAATTTTGAGACTAAACGTGTCATTATTCAACAATCTAAACGAAATGCACAGGTTGAGTTGCCTATTGATGATGATTTACTTGATATGCTTATACAACAAGAGCAAGATTTTGGGTTTCAGCAGTACGTAGCACCTAAACCTACGCCATTCAAAGGTGTGTATCAACCTTATACTATGTATAAACTACCAATGTATGCACGTATGCTAATGGATGATGCAGGTTTATCAAAAGATTTACGTCTGTCTGATCTAAGACGCACAGGTGTAACAGAAATGGTTGATGCAGAGGTAGGTATAGGACAAATCATGTCGGTTACAGGACACGCTAACCCACAATCTGTCAAGCCGTATCTAAAAAATACGTATGTAAGTGCAAATAATGCCTTGACAGCACGTAAGAAGTCGTGATATAAGCATTCAACTGCCGCAAAGGAAAGTGATATTACATGAATAGTATATATAACATAGTAAGTGATTTAAGTCTTAGTAATGGTGAGACTAAAAGAATGAACTGTCCTGTCTGTAAAGGATACAAAACATTTACAGCTACCAACAATATGGGTAGTCTTGTATGGAATTGTTACAAGGTATCTTGTGCAGTATCAGGCGGTACACGTGTACATCTATCTGTAGATGATATAAAGGCTGGATTTGCTGGTGCAAAAGAATTTGCTATGGATACATTTGAGTTACCTACATACATCATACCCCATCGTGATAATGTGCATATGAATAGATGGTGCGCTACGTGGGGATTGGATGTGGATGAATTAGGTTTGTTGTATGACGTAAAAGAAAGCCGTGTGGTGTTTCCCGTCATGCACAAAGGTAAGATGGTAGATGGTACAGGCAGATCATTGTCTGGTCATCGTCTACCTAAATGGAAAAGATATGGAAAAAGTGGCTTGCCATACACACATGGTTGTGGTAAAGTCGCAGTAGTTGTTGAGGACTGTGTAAGTGCAGCCGTTGTTGGTTACGGTAACTTTGTCGGGGTTGCGCTTCTTGGAACATCTCTGCAAGAATCGCATAAAAGGTATCTTGCACAGTTCTCGACAGCAGTCATAGCATTAGACCCCGATGCTTTACCAAAGACTTTAGCTATGGCAAAAGAATTGCGTGGACACGTAAACGATGTTCGTGTACTACGTTTGAAGGATGATATAAAATATCGTGACCCGACAGATATGGAGAATTTAAATGGAATTAGCATTAATTAGAAGTTTAATGGATAGAGAGTTCTACGAAGAACATCGTGGCTCTCGCTGTCCTGACAGGTTGTTTAGTTCAGACGTGCGTAAGATCAAGAAATCTATTGACGCAGCTATGGACAGGTATGAACGTACTGTAACGCCTGATGAGATTGAAGCCTTGTTTATGGCTAACAATCCTACGCTTACTACAGCGCAGAAAGCCTCATACACTAGCCTCTTTGGTCAGATCAAACGTGAGCAGCCTATGGGCGGTGATGTAGCGCAAGAAGTATTATCTAAACTATTTCAACAGGTTATAGGTGAGGACATTGCTAACTTAGGTTTTGACTACGTAAATGGTGACAAGTCTAGTCTTGAGCCACTACGTCAGATGCTTGAGCAGTATGGTGATGACTTCACACCTAACCTAAACATTGAGTGGGATGACATCGACATGGAAACATTGCTTGCACGTAATGACCTTGAGGCACGATGGACATTCAATATACCTAGTTTAGTACGTAAGGTAGAAGGTGTTAACGCTGGTCACTTGATTGAGATTGGTGCTAGACCCAACACAGGTAAGACATCTTTTCACGCCAGCTTGATTGCTAGTCCGGGTGGGTTTGCCCATCAAGGTGCTAACTGTATTATATTATGTAACGAAGAAGGTTATCATCGTGTGGGTGCAAGATACTTGACCGCAGCTACAGGTATGACTATGCAGGAAATCAAGGCTAACCCAAGTAAAGCACGTGACTTGTACGCACCAGTGAAGGAACGTATCAAGATTAAAGATGCTACAGGACGTGATATGAATTGGGTAGAGAGTGTATGTAAGGCATACAAGCCTGACCTAGTTCTATTGGACATGGGTGATAAGTTTGCTAAGACGGGTGGTTTTGCACGTTTAGATGAGGCACTCAAGGCTAACGCTATCCATGCACGTATGATTGCTAAACAGTATGATTGTGCTATGTTTTATATGTCGCAGCTATCTGCCGATGCTGAAGGTAAGATCGTATTGAATCAGAGCATGATGGAAGGTTCTCGTACAGGTAAAGCTGCTGAAGCTGACCTGATGATACTGATAGCTAAGAACCCACCAGTACAAAGACAAGATGACGATGAAGAAGATATTGAACGCCACCTCAACATAGTAAAAAATAAGTTGACAGGCTGGCATGGTAGTGTACACTGTCAATTAGAATATCAGACAGCGAGGTATACAGCATGAAGCTAACATTAGACGTAGAGAATACAGTAACACATCGTGATGGTAAGATGCATCTTGATCCATTTGAGCCTACTAACTCATTGACTATGGTTGGTGTACTTACAGATCAAGGTGTGGAGCAGCACTTCCCATTTGACCATGAGGAACATATCAGTAGACGTGACTATAGTGATCGTGTGCAATGGTTTTTAGATAATGCTACTGTACTGATCTGTCACAACGTAGCATATGACTTACTGTGGTTATGGGAATCAGGATTTAAGTATGATGGGCCTGTGTTTGATACTATGCTTGCTGAGTACGTATTGCAACGTGGCGTTAAAGAGCCGTTGTCTTTACAGGCTTGCGCAGAACGATACGAGTTAGATACTAAGAAGCAGGATACGTTAAAGGAGTACTTTAAGAAAGGCTACAGCACACGTGATATTCCGCTAGATGAGTTGACTGAGTATCTATCTGCTGATCTTCACGCTACCCAACAGCTTGCAGATAAGTTGTGGTATCGTCTTAATACACCAGCAGATTCTGGCCTGTTGTCTACTGTCAGACTTACAAACAGAGTTGCTAAGTGTCTGACTAAGATATATCAGACAGGTTTTGCTGTTGACTTAACTAAGTTAGATGAAGTGCGTGATGAGTTTGAGGCAGAAAAGTTACAGCTTACTACTGACTTACAAGCTCATGTACGTAAGGTCATGGGCGATACACCTATTAATCTAAATAGTCCAGAGCAATTGTCGTGGGTTATTTATGGTCGCAAGGTTCTTGATAAAAGTGATTGGGCATCTATGATTGACCCATACATGGAGCATGATGCGTTTAGACAGATGGTAGCTACACGCACACAAAGATTGTACAGGACTAATGCAGTACAGTGTTCCACGTGTAACGGTAGTGGCTACATACGTAAGACTAAAAAGAATGGCGATCCATTTGCAAAGCCTAGCAAGTGTCCTACTTGTGATACTGCTGGTTTCCTATTTAATCCTACTGATGTACAAGCTGGGTTTAAGTTCAAGCCACCGACAGCTAAGTGGGCTAGTGCTAATGGCTTTACTACAAGCAAGGGCAACCTTGAGTTGCTTGAGGCTGGTGCTAAGTCTAAAGGCATGGATGATGCAGCAGACTTCTTGTCAAAGGTAAGAAGGTTGTCAGCTATTGATACATACCTGTCATCATTTGTTGATGGCATCAAGACGCATACTAAAGAAGATGGTAAGCTACATGTTAGTTTACTACAGCATCGTACAGCTACAGGTCGACTTTCAGGTGCTAATCCTAATATGCAGAACATGCCACGTGGCGGCACGTTCCCTGTAAAGAAAGTATTTGTGTCACGATTTGATGGTGGTAAGATACTTGAAGCTGACTTTGCTCAGTTGGAGTTTCGTGCTGCCGCTTTCTTATCACAAGATGGAGTTGCAATTGAAGAAGTTTCTACTGGATTTGATGTACACGCATACACCGCTAAAGTTATTAGTGAAGCTGGTCAGCCTACGAATAGACAGGATGCAAAGGCACACACATTTGCGCCCCTTTAC